CACCACCTGCGTTTCCACGACCACCTCCAGCCGCGCCAGAACTAAAGAAACCTACTGCATCCTGAACTGCCTGATAGCGGACTACACCACCACCACCGCCGCCACCGCCTGCTCTTTCTGCGTTTGCGCCTGAGCCGCTCTGCGCGTTAGCTGGCCCAGACGGGAGGTTAGATGCCCCGTTTCCGCTTGGGCCACCTCCGGGGTTTCCACCACACCTAGCGCCACGGTCATTAGCGTCTTGTCCGGCATTAGTTACCCCTGCTCCACCACCACCTCCGCCGCCAACACCGTAGCCATCAGGAGTACCCGCAAAACCCGACCCACCGCGACCCGATAATGGCGCACCAGTGCCACTAACATTATTGCCAACTCCAGAGGGGTTGGTGCTGGAGTTAGTTGGAGAACTTATATTTGAATTACTTGTATCACCAGTTGCTCCTAGCTGACCATCATTACCGACAGCGCCGCCATTACCGCCTGCACCGCCAGCAAAATTAATACAAAAAACAGAAGAAGCTTGGCCTGTACTGCCCGGATTTCCTGCGGAACCACCGCACTGAGCGGGATAACCCGGAGCGCCGCCGCCTCTATTCCTAAAATTAGGCCCGATAAAAAAACTGGGATTAACTACTATGGGAGAAGTGTTTTGGTTCTGAGCGCATTTTGCGCCGCCACCACCGCCGCCACCGCCAGCGCCACCGGGCTGACCTGCATTACCTGCATTACCTGTTCCGCCTAAACCCGTGACACTGACGCAAGTAACCCCCACAGGGACGCTAAACGTGCCAGACGAATTAAATGTTTCTGAACCACCGGGGACAACACCTGCGCCCAGAACCCCAGCTTTCGATGATCCTATAGGCATAATTACCTCGCTTTAAAACTGTCGCTTAATCCTAATTTCGGCCTTCTGTCAAACTTACATATACTATACGGGCCGTCTTTTTCAACGTAATGTAGCATAAACTGGGCATTTAAATCCGTACCGCACTGCTTCATAGGGTCTCTCCAGTGCAACAAATCACAACCTCTATAAACCAAAGCATCCCCTTGGTCTAAAATAATCTTATTGTCATTGCCGTGTATGTCTTTAATACATATAGGCCAGTCTTTACCAACTTTAGCAACATGAACGGTAACGGAGTATTCACACTCAGGCCTGTCCGTATGCTTTCTTAAAGCGTCACTGTCTACATAGACTCGCATAAATGAATACGTTGGATATAAAGGAAGATTAACAATCTCCTCTATTTCTTTAGTCTTCTCTTCTAAGATAAGTTCGATCAAGGGATCAGCGTAATAATAAAATCTACTCGGCTGATCCGTAATATTTTCTTCTCCAGTCCTTGTGCTACAAGCTTTTCTATTCACACAGTTTTCTAAATATTTTGATATTCTTACCGTCTCTTCCAAATCAAGAAAGCCTTTTACTATGGTGTAGCCTTTCTCTGCAAAGCTATTCATAGTAAAACCAGCCAGTTGCTATGTACTTATCTTCTTTTCCCAGAGGCGGATTACCACGATGAACGTGAGTAAAATCAGCAGGCCACATAACAACGGTGTTTTTCTTTGGGGACACCCGAAGTTTTTGATACAAGAACTCAGTCTCTCCACCATCCTCATCTTTTATATCATTAAGGTACAAGTTATAAACTAAGACTCTTTCCTTATCTCTTCCGTGCGCTCTCTCTGAATGCCAAACATGATACCCCTCTGCGGGACAAGTCTTCTGGACTTTCATGTACGTCCCTCTAACTTCAACATTTTTTAACTGAGAAAATGTTTCCGAATAAGACTCAAAACATTTTTGAAGCCCCCCAAAGAAAACATCTTCCATACGATCCTCACCAAAATTGGGAGCTGCATGATTTAAAATATTGAGAGCATGATCTGCTTTATGCAAACGAGATACACCTTCAGTATTCTGGCGATTCCAACCAGCGCCAGTTTCCTTAATTCTTTCAAATTCTTTTATTACATATTCACAGAAACCTTCAGGGTACACATCCTCAAAAATACCTATGAAGTCTTTATATTCAACATTCATTTAAACGTAGGCCCAGATATCCAAGTTACAAGAGAAGCCCTTTCCCCCTGAACAACAGGGGTTACTTGATGCAACATGTACGAAGGGAACACCGTTACAAGACCTTTTTCTTTTGGAACAACAAGAGGGTCTTTGTTTGTCATTATCTCTAAGTTGCCTCCCTCATATTGAGATGGGTCAGTCAACTGCATAACCAAAGACAATTTTCTGTTTGGCTTCCCGCCCTCACCACAATCTTGATGCCATCCGTACATCCCTTGCTCTGACATGCAATAACGAGTCAACTGAAGCGCCTCAGCAAAGCAAGTAAGGTCAAACCCATAATATTGCGCGTTCAAACTAGAAACTATATTTTCAAGCTTTTCATAAACCCATTTGCTTTCGTTATCACATTCAAGCCAATTGACATAGGAACGCCTCACATTTAAAAGAGTATCCTCGGTCTGACCACCCGCTTGAGCGCGTTCATTAGCCACTAAAGCCTTCTGTGCAAGCCATTCAATTTCATTTTCTGAAAAGCCACCCTTCCACCAAACATACGGTTCAGTTGTTCTTGCATAGGGGACTATCGGGTATTGCATTATTTATATGCGCCAGAAACAATAAAGTGGAGACATGTTGTAGGCAGGTCATCATTATTTGCTGAAAGAGAATGCTCTAGCCACGAGCTAGATATAAGCACCGTACCCGGCCCAACATTATTGAAGTGACATGTTTCAGAACTTTCCGTAAGACTCTCTGAAACAAAACTGTCTGGACTAGACATGCTTTTTCTAACTCTTGGATCATAATAGATCGGGTAAGAGCCTTTTTCCGGTCTATCCAAAAACATCCACCCACAAAGAAAAGAATTCTTATGAACGTGAATGTTTGTTGATGACCCACGATAAGCATCCTGCGCCCAGATGTTTACCTTAAGGTTATACCTGTCTACATCATAACCTTGCTCACAAAGAATTTTATTTGATTCTTCTAGAATATATCTTGCAAAGTCATTTAACTCAGGAGATTCTGATATATCAGCAGTTTGAAAAAACGAATTTTGTTCTGAAACTTCCCCAGAATACTCGCTTACATATTTCTTTAAAGGATACAACCACTCTGGTTTTTCATCCCTGTAAACCAGAGAAGGGAAATATGAATAGCAATTCATTAACTTTCAATATATTCCACTAATGTCTGAGCGTAGGCTGTAACATCGGATGCAGTTATTTCACGACTTCCAGATGGCTGATCTACTCGGTTATGGATGAGTAGTCTTTCCGCAGTGCGAACTGCGTCTAGCTTGTTTCTTTTATTATCAATACGAAGTTGCTCATCTACTCGACATTTATCAAGTGCTGCTTGAAGGTCAACTTGTGCTTGTTGTTCGGCAGTAAGTGCCATAACGGTATCTCCTATCTAGGGAATTTAATTAAGACATATTTTTCATAGGTATGGTTACATACCAAGTCGTACCATTATCTGGGGTCATAAAGAACCAGATGTCAGTTTCGTTGGCCCCAGTGCTACGACTAACAGAACCGCCGGGAAACTCAACCGTTCCTCCAGAAAATGCTACAGTTCTACTGGGCGTACCATCATTAGTCAAAATAAGAATAAAAGATGACGAACGATTAGATACAGCATTTTCTCCAGAAAGAGTAAATGTAACATTGTCGGTCAATGTAGCTGTAAACACTTGAGCTGTAGATGCGTCTAGAGTCTTTGCGCTGCCAGTGTTACCCAGTGCGCTGACTTTGTCCGAAAATATCCCAGTCAAGAAACTTGCTGTAACATTAACCTCGCCGGTTCCTTTGGGAGTAACATCAATTCCTACGTTAGTATCATCACCTGTAGCAGACAAAGCTGGATTGTTGCTTGTAGCAGCATTTGCCAAAGTAAGTTCGTTTACGGCAGAAGTTGTTGCTGTTACCTTAAGTAACTCAGCGTTGTTGGTGTCGTTGATTCCTGTGCCAACTTTAGGACTAGTCAGAGTCTTAGAGGTTAGAGTCTGAGTATCACTGGTTCCAACAACATCACCAGAAGGAGTTGCCTTACCACTGTCCTTGACTAGCTTACCAGTGGTTCCGTCAAAAGCTGTGAAGTTATTGTTAGTAGAGCTTCCCGGCCCAACAACATCACCGTCAGTAATGTCTTCAACTAAGGCTAGAGCATCAACTACAGCAGCTCCTGCACCAGCCCCATCTAAATAAACAACTTTTGTTTTGCCTGTAGCTATCGTTACAGTAGCCCCCGAACCTTGCTTTATAGTTATGGACTGACTGCCAGTAGTAGCGTTCTCTATCCACATAACCCGTGTATTTGTGTTAGGGCCAATAGTCAGCTCTCTGGTAGCAGTGAGAGATGCTCCAGAAGTAACCTTAAAGTAGAGCGCACGAGCAGGGTCTGAAGCACCATCAGCAACTGTAGTAGTAGCATTAGCATCAGAAGCAAAGGCTGCTTGAGTAGCAAACCCTAGCGATTCTCCAACAAGCTCTAAATTTGTGTTTGTACTAGTACCCCAAGTGCCGCTTTCGTCACCTGTGGCGATTTCTTTTAATCTTAGATTGTTTTCATAAGTAGCCATCTATATCTCCAGTGACTATAACGAAGCATCGCCAGTTGCGGCTGGGACGCTGGTTGCATAAATCTTTGTGTTTTGCCTTAGCGACAAACTTGCACCGCAATTTGAACAAGTATCTGCCGCAAGCTCAGACTCATCTAGGTCATAACCACAAGCAGCGCAAACTATTTCTATCTCATGCTTAGGGTCTATAATACCATCAACTTTCTTTGCTTCATTTACTGTCTTCATGCAGCTATCTCCGTCCAAATAGTTCCGGGGTTTGGCACTATTCTGCCCCACACCAAGGCATCTCCAACTTGACCAGTACCTTGAACTCCGGTCACATTAATAATAGCCGCCCCATCTATAGAGACAGAACCAACCGCTGTAGTGCCTTGCACTCCGGTTACATTGACAAGCAACTTAAGATCTACAGTAGCAGACCCTAAAGCAGTTGTCCCTGAAACTCCCGTAACGCTAACGTCAGCATCAGCTTTTACAGTAGCTCCGCCAGTAGAAGAGTTGGCGAAAACCCCAATCAAATCTACAACGACAGAACCTTGAACTCCAGCAGAACCAAGACTAGTAGTTCCAGCAACACCTGTAACAGATACGTTTGCATCTGCGGTAACGGAGGCCGTTCCTACCTGACCAGTACAAGCATTACCAAGAACATCAATAGCGCCATCAGCATTTGCAACCACATTTCCAAGAGCTGTTGTTCCAACAACTCCTGTAACAAATGTTGCTCCACCTAGCTGAAATGTAACCGTGCCAAGCTGAGTAGTTGCTTCAAATGACTGACTTCCATCGCCCCAAGTTTTCTCGCCCCAGCCAACGCTTCCCCATCCGTCAAGGAATATACTTACATCAAAGACCGGATAGTTCGCAATGCCTGTTGCTGATACACCAGTGACGCTAACTGTTGCTCCTGCTGCGGGGGTTTCAGATCCTAGCGCAGTAGTTCCAGACAAACCTGTCACTGACACAGTAGCGCCAGCACTAACGGTAGCAGTTCCTAGCTGACCAGTACCTAAAGGTAAGGCAGGACTATTAGTGTCCCATTCACCGGAACCCCAATTACCATAGCTCCAGCCGCCTAATGGTACAATCGCATCAGCCATTTAACACCTATCAAGCGATACGAATAATCGCGTTACTAGAATCCGGCGTAGGAAAAACAATAGTGAAGTCACCAGCCGTTGATGTCTTGTCACCGCCAAAATCCAACACAGCTACCGCTGGATCACTAGACTGTGTGTCATTGAAAATCAACGCACCACGAGCTGTAATAGTAGCTGTAGAAAACGTCAAATCGTTAAAGTCAGTAAAGGCAGTAGTTCCAGAACTAGTGGGGGCTACCGCAGTAAGCGCGGCTCCTTTCGCTGTATATCCTGTTCCAGACACTTCGTTAGACGTAGTATATGCAGTGGTTGCCGCACCTAAACTAGCCGAACTCGTATAAAGGGCAAGATTAAATGTATCCGCAGTCGTGCCGCCACGAGCAACCGTTGTTCCAAATGCGTGTATACCGTTAAGAAGCTCCACTTTGAAGCTTGTACACATTGCTTGACTAATAGCCATAAGGGGCTTCTCCTATAATTTACTTATAATACCAGCTAATTCAGCGTGGCCTTGTTGATTAAGCTTAGAACAAACAGTTGTCCTGTCAGACCTAATAGCTTCCTTCATGTAAAAAACGAAAAGGTTTTTTACAATATCTCTAAATGCAAGGGCTTGGGCTTTTATTAAGGGGTCTGCCGTATCGCTAACGGCAATAAACTTCTCCATAGCTCTGTCTGCTAGTTCTTCTGGAGTCCAGCCCCTGTTGGAGGTTGTGTGAACCTCAAAGTTTATACCCGAACTTATCTCGCCTTGTACTCCGCGCATCAACCCCTCCTAACAAAAACAGAGCCACTTCTGTAGTTGTCCGTTGTATTGTAACCCTCACCAAGTATTTTGAGTTGAGCAAGAGATTCATCAAACTTCGATTGATATAAAGACATTAAATCTGGATCTCCTTTTAGATAAGCATAAGCCTCTATCAGAGAGCCATAAAGCAAAGCGTTTTCAGCGTTTGTTCCAAGCCAGCTTGTTCCGCTGGGATCTGTAGATATGGACAACGGCTTGTATAAATAGTGAAGCTCAACAAAATAATTTGAGTTTGGCGTAGGGCCAAGAATAAAATTAGAGTCATCAAATATTCCATAATATTTGGGAACGCTAGTAACTGTAACGTCTGGAGAGACTTCTCTAATAAAATTAGTATCTTTAAAAAGCAGGTACTCATACCCTGAGTTATCAATAGCCATTGAATATTGCGACAAAAAATCAGATGGCATTGCCAAATATTGATTTCCGCTACTTACATTTGCCGTGACATTTTTTTTGAAATCTGGGAGTTGAACAGTCCTAAGTATTCTTTCTTCTGCCTGAGTAATAAATGTCGGCAAATTAGTCACAAAGCTAGACTCAGTGCTTTGCAAATAATCCTGTATCGCTGTCTTTAATGTAGTATATGTCCAAGCCATCAGCTTATCTCTACCCTAACAGTGCCAACTTGCCCGAACATGTCAAGCCCGACCAAACCAACGGGGTTCCAAGAAAACAACCTTCGACTAGAAGCCAGACCTCTGTCAGGTCTTGGGTTCCTTAACGCTTGGGGATCGGTCATTCTTATTCGGCCCAACTGTAATTGAGGCTGGTCTTTATCCAGAACATCACGACCAACCAGCATACCATTAGGTCTGCCGTCCTCTATCTGAGGAACTAAATCTCTTAGGTTATATCTAAAGCCAGTGCGATCACACATCCCAAAGGCTTTCTTACCATTAGCATAACTGCTCATAGATACTGATAACCTCCCGGCACAACGTACAACGCAGCCTTTTCTCTATCTGCATCAGAAGCTAGTTCCCATTGCTCGTCATAAACCTGCTTAAGCAACGGCGCTCTTTCAGAAACTTCAGGTCTCTTAACGCTAATCTGATAAGCAAGACCAGAAACAAGACAAGGCAACCACCTAGAAGGAACATCCATATTGTTGGAAGATGGCTTGCCGGAATCTTGTACCCTCTCCATATAGTAATAAACCAACGTATACGTTTCAGCAGTGTCTGGTACAGGCCAGAGGTTAATTGCTATCTGAGAAGGGTCTTTCTCAATCCAATACTGCAAGGGTCTAGCTTCAGTTAACTTGTTTGTTAAATGAGAATACTGGCTTATAGATATCCTTTGCATCATAAGATCGGATTGACTAGAGGTATTTCCAGCATCTGTCCTTATAAACGCCTCAATAATATCTAACTCTTTTGCAGGCAGGGCATAGCGACCAGTCCCCGGAGTTAACGTAATGCTTGAAGACTGAACAGTCCAAAGGTTTAAACCTCTATTCTGCCACTCAAGCATAAGAAGATCTAAACTTCTCCTAGCGGTGCGGTAGTCATAGCCGCTCCTAAGCTCTACTCCAGCCCTTTCATAGGACTCTTCTATGATATCGCCTATATCTAGATTGAAAGAGTATGTTCCGCTAGTAGCCATTATCTGATTGCGCCTCTGGTTAATCCACGAACGGCTTTGCCATTGCCCCTACCAACCCGGCCACCGCTAAACTTTTTCTCAGCAGAGCCTGCTTCGGACATAGCAATAGCAACAGCTTGATCACGACTGGTTACTTTTTGACCAGAACCACTTTTAAGATCTCCAGCCTTGTACTCGGACATGACTTTCTTGATCTTTCTCTTCTGAGCAGGTGATTCCATAATCTCTTTACCCATCTGTGGTCTACTAATCATTTAACATTTCCATCGTTTTCTAGCTTGACGCAGCCTAGAATTAGGGTCTTTAGCTGCTTTTGGAAACTTTTTCATTTGACCTTCAGAACGCGCACAATAAGACTTACGCCTCTTTGCATCTTTACTGCCTTTCTTTACTGTACCAGTAACTGCTGTCTTAAGTTTAGAGCCGGGGTTGTCCTTGCGGTATTTAGCCACACCTTTCTTGGTCATGCCTGCACCAGACTTAGTCGGACGCTTATGACCACCTTTTATGGTGTGGCCTTTCATAGTCCCCTTCTTAGAATCTTTAGGCATCGCTACTTCTTCTTAGATACTTTCTTTTTTCTTTTAACAGCAGAAACTCGCCTTGGCTTACCAGCAGGCTGACCAAGTCTTTTCTTCTCTGCCACTTTCTTTTTCTTTTCTGCGGCGCTCATTTCTCCTGATGTCTTAGGAGTCTTACTAGAAACTTTCTTTGTTGGCCTGCAATAAGGAGTGCCTCTCTTATCGCCTTTTTTTCTGCCACAAGCTTTTCCGGTTTTAACGTCTTTCCAATCTTCTTTAAACCAACGCTTTAAGGCTGCGCCTTTTTCCGTTTTACGAACTGCCACTGGATTTGTTACCCCAATTAGCAGCGCCTACCTTACGACACTTAGCTATAGCGCCAGACGCATAAGCAGATGGAAACACCTTATATCTTGCCTTTACCTTTCGGTAGCAAGCATCCTTGGTGCTTCCGCCATCTTTAAACTTGGCTACTGTTCCGCCGCCGTAGTATCTTCTCATGCTATCCGTAAGTCTTATTTAAAGTCATTACTATCGAGTAAGCATCACCAGACGCAGCGCCCGTAGTTGTAAACAGGATATCTCCAGTTTTACCCGCAGCAGAGTTGTTTGGTATTCCACTAAAATCCCTGTAGTCTAAATCATCAGAATAGTCTTCAGGAAGATAAGTAATTAAAGTATTTGTTGTTGCGTCAAATTCTATTTTGACAGCCATCTTATAAGTAACGAACTGGATTCTAGATACAACAACTCCAGTACACGCTTTACCTGTTAGAGGATCTGAGTTAAGAGCAGACACATCAACCTTAACAACACCAGATTCACCAGTGCTGTCACTTACATTTGTAAACTTCATGATGGCAACCTTAGCCCCATCTTGAATAGTTTGACTGGTAACTAGATCAGCCATCTGAATTCTCCTAAATAAAGGGCGAGTTACCCCGCCCTATATTTTACGAAAGGTTGTTGTTCTGAATGTACATAACCGTAACTGTCGCAACGCCAGTTGTGCCGTCACCATTAGCTCCGGTGAAATCAGCTAAAACCTCTAGATCAGTAGTTCCAACATCAGTGGCTTCTGTATCTAATGTTCCGTGAGTCGTTCCAAGAGCCTTGGTATTGATTCCGTCAAGAAAAGCGTTCGCATCTGCCGCCGTTCCAACAGAAATCGTAGCAGCTCCGCCGTCATTTCCAACGGTAGTGACGTTCAAAATCACATCAACAATTTGAGAGTTGGCAGGTACTATCGCCATCCTCTGATTAAGTTGGCTTGCGCCTGTGATATTTGGTACAGCAGATTGGGCCATCACAACAAAACCGACATTAGCTACATCAGTGCCAACGGTTGTGCCAGTGGTATCTCGAATGGTTCCGGTTTTAATAGGGCCGGAAAAAGTGGTAGTAGCCATATGTTACTCCTGTCGGGGCTAGTGTCTGCTTTCGCAGTCAGGGTAAAAAACAGAGAGGGGCAAAAGCCCCCCTCTGACACATCTGTACCTCTTACGAAGTACCGGGGGAACCGTAAATTCCCAGCGGATCAGATACTCCAAACGAGTAACGCTCACGCGCCTTGTAGCGCACATTACCAGTATCGAAGTCTCCATCCATTGAAGTCTCAAGCGGAGTACGCTCGAAATGCTTCATGCCGTTCGGAACATCGGTAATCAAGAAGAAAGCATTGCTGTCAGTCAAATAATGATTGACGCTATAACCTTCTGGGATAGAACCGTTGTTACGAAGCGCGTTGATGTCGTTATCGGCTGTACCGACTCGACCTTCTGTTTCCAGTAGACGAGTAGCAACAAACATCAATGCAGGCGGAACAATCAAACGCCGGGGACGAGCAGCGATAAGAAGACCTCGCTCATCAGTATACGCAGCAATGTTAATCACAGCGTCTTCCAATGAGACTTCGTTCAAATCAGCAGCAGTTACCGGACGGTTGCTGTTAGTACCACCGTTAACAAGAGGGTGACCATCACCACCAGCAACACCATCACCAACAGCAGTAAACAAGTTTACGCCGTCACCGCCTTGGAAGGCATTGGTGAAACCATTGTTAAGTGGGAAAGCAGATTTAACCTGCTTGGTGTAAGCCATACCTCTCGCCAAAGCTTTGGTGTAACGAGCAGACAGAGAGTCATAGAGGTTATCCTCCATAGCTTCTTCTGTAATGCTGAAACCCATCGCAACGGTTTCGTGGTTATAACGGGCAGTGAAAGATTCTTGTGCGGAATCGTAAGATATCGCGCTACCTTCAGCTTTCACAGGAGCCGCGCCAAAACCACTCAGCTTGACTTCCTCTTCAAACGAACGCTCAGATGATTCACTTTCGTAGATCATTGTGTGTTCGTCTTCGTACTTTTCATACTCTAAGCCAAACAGGGCATTAAGGCCCGGAAGTAGCTCTTTGAGCATTTGCGCTCTTGAAATAGCCATTCTCTAAGCCTCCTTATGTGCCTGTGCCAGTATGCTGACGATACTGATGATCACCAAAGTTAATAAAAACTAAGGCATCAGTAAACGCATCACCGACTGCACTGTCTGGGCCGTCAACAAATTCTACTATTCGCAAAGGAAGAGTAGCTGTTGTTGCGGCAGTTGAACCATCCAAAGCAACTTTGCTTCGGCCTATATCGGTTGATCCAGCAGTCTGGACAACACCAATATTGTTACCAAGATCAGATTGAACTAAAGCTTCATCGCTCTGCATCTTAAAAACAGCATCAGGATCGTCAAGGACATAAGCAACAGCATCAGAAGCTACTGTTCCTGTAGGCCAGATCTGTGAGAACGTCATCTGTTTAGTGGTAGGATCTGTGAAAGCACAGCCCATAAACACACCAACAGGAGTCAAAGTAGTTGTACCAGTGTCTTTTTGAATGACACCAGCAGCTACCATTTTTACAAAGTCACCATAAAAAATGTTAGCAGCATAGCCACTAGCAATTTTAATATGACGAACCTTGCCGGAGAAGGAACCACTGGCAGACAAAGTGCCAACTGGTTCCGCTCCCATAGGGGTTGCGGTTGCAGCCATAATGAATTACCTCAATGTTAGGCCGAACCTAATGGTTTCAGCCTTTACCAAATGAAGTCCTCGTAGTCCTATCAGGTTGCAATAGAGGCATACGGGGATCGTTTTCTCTCATGAAACTATTGTCCACAGACTCCATCTGTTGAGCAGCCATTTTCTGATAATACTCTTGTCTTTTGTCCATCTCTTCTTGAGGAGCTTTGCAAAGCAAAAGTCCACCAACTTCGATGTTGCCAACAAAACGCGAGTTTAAATCAGACATGACTTGCATCTCTGGATGATCATCTGCCTTAACAGGAACCCAGCCTTCTCTCATTTTCTGAGAAACATTAGTGTTATCGGGTTGTCCCAGAACGCTGGTTCTTATCCATCGGAAAGCCCAGCCGTCTTTAGGTGCAGGAACAGGTAACACTGATGCCGGAGTCCAGCTATCAGAAGTTCTAGTTTCGGTTTCTCTGCTCTCATTAGAGCGTGGTGTGCGCTGATTAGCCATTGATTACCCCTTCATGAGTTGTCTGGCGTATTGCTCGTTAGTGAGTCCAAGTCGCTTTGCGAGAGAGACTTGGCTGGGAGTCAGTTCTACTGTGCGTGGTTTTGCGCCATTATTCCTACTGGCCGGAGCCACCACGTTTGCCCTACTAGGTGTAGACGGAACTAAGCTCCCAGAGCTTGCATCTTCACCAAAGTATTCAGGAAACTTCTGACGCATTGTAGCGTCAATCCTATTGTAATATTCATCCCCTGCGGGGTCTAACTTCTCATCCTTTATTAGCTTTTCGTGCATACCATAAGCTAAAGCCGTCATATCCTTGTGATTAGGATCTAGAAACCAAGGATTGTTTTCTTTCCAGCTAACCTGCTTCTGAGAAAGAGGTTGAGGTTGAGGCTGTGCTTGAACTTGAGCAGCCTGTCTAGCTTGAGCCTCTCTAGTCTTTTGAGCAAATTGCCTGCCCTGCTCCTTTCTTTCAATCTCTTTTAACTCATACTGAGCAAGATTTAAAGTTTCTTGAGTAGCAAGTATCTTGTCCGTGTCGCCTTCTTCGTAAGCAGTTTTATAGCCTTGCTTGGCATTTTCATAATCAAGCTTTGCTTTCTGCTTAACAGAATCAATAAGAGCGGTCTCGCCACGATTAATCATCGCCTCATAGCTCTTGTTCTTTTCAACAAGCTCTTGAGCTACGCGAACAGCTTCATCGCGCATTTTCTCAGCGTCTTCTCGCTTTCTTCTGTCATCATTATTGATGGCAACAAGTTTGCCTATTCTTTTTTGAGTAGAGCCTTTATAGCCTTTTAGCTCTTCCTCAGTAATCCCATCATCTGCCGGAGTGTCATCTCCAAACGTGGGTCTGTTTCTGTCTTCTGGCGGTGTGTCATCAACGACCCTGACTTCAACATCACTCGCTGATTCTTCAGGAGCTGGCTCTGCCTTCTTGCCGATCTGGGTCTTCACGCCGAAAAACTTATCTTCACTGCTAGTTTCTTCTACTTGATCTGAATCACTCATATCTTTCTAATGCCTCTTGGATCGTCAACAATAGCTTCTACGCTGTCATCATTAATAAGCCTGAACTCTCGGTCATGTATATTGAACCTAGTTCCAGAATACGATCTCATCAGAATAAAATCGCCCTCTTTGCAATAGGGGCCATTAGGAAACTTTTCCTTATCCTGATAAGCGTCTGGGCCAAGCTTCATAACAAAACCAACAATCGATCCAACTTCTTCAAGCTGTTTCGTTGCTTGCGCTTTAATGATTCCACCCTCGGTTTTTTCATCAACCTCTGGCAGTGCTATTAATATTTTATATCCAGCAGGCTCAGGCAACTGCGTAGGCTTTGACTCGACATCTTTCTCGTCATTTGTCTCAGCCGTTGCTGTAACCGATCCAACTTCTACACTAGCAGCTTCACTCATTTTATTTCCTCAGCACTGGATATTAGTGTCCAGAGTCACTTTGCACCGCGATATGCGGAGAATTAAGCGTTCTCAATCCTTTGATTTAGATCAAGAATTTCTCTCTCAGCTATAGCAAGACCTTCTATAATCCCGCAACACTTAGAGTATTCATCATAGTTCTTACAACTACCCGTGCTGATGTGATCGCTTACATCATTCATCTTCGCTCGAATATTTTCCTTAAGAACCTTTAAAGCGTTATTACTAAAAACATCACTCACCAGATAGCTCCTTCGCTATTTCGACACCGACTTTAACGCCCTCAAGCATATCCTTTGATTTCATCCGAGACTTCTCGATGTCCTCTCTGGATGCGTCCTCAGCTACGCGAACACCAAGTTTAGCGCCTTCAACCTTGACCTCTTGAGAAAGTTTCTCTCTTTCAAGCTCGTTCTTTTCTCTACTCTTTTCGAGATCCACTTGAATTCTAGCCATATCGGTTTGGGCTTTGTCTTGAGCTTGCTTCGCTTTGAGTTGCAATTCAGCTTGCTGGAGCTGGACGATTGGATCTTGCATCTGCTCCTGAATACGCTGGGCTTCCATCTCTCTCTTGTCCTTCCCGGTGAGTTGTGCAGCGGCAGGGGCAACGAGTTTAGACAGCCTGTTTTCAATGTCTTCTGGTAGTTGTTCATTTGGCGGCGGCAGTTCTACGCCAAGTTCTTTTTCTATCTGTTGTCGATAGGAGAAGGCCACATGCTCAGAGATGTGCGCCATCATTGCTGCCTGCTTCACCTTAGCGTCAGGAGCCATTGAAAGTAACTTCAATAGCTTAGGATCTTCCATTGCTGACATGTGAGTTTGTATATGCGCCTCATGATCCTGATAAGAAAATGCCTTAATGGGTTCCCCATTGATGACATTCATGTTCTCAGTGACAGGATCTGTAGGCTTAATGTCTTTATCCGTGGGGATAATGTTCTCTGCATCCCTTATGCCCAACACTTCAATCATTTGACGGTGAAGTAGTGGTAGATCGTACATTTGTGGCGCTGAGGCGGAGAGTTGCAGCGCAGCTTGGTACTGCATTATGCGCTGGGCCATCGTGCCACTGTTCGGATCGCTGACAGGAATGATGTCTATGCGATCATCGAAGTCTTCTGCCGCTAGTGGTTGCTGCTCATCGTCATATGGGTAGCGTTGCGGCCCATAATCATGCACTAATCGGCTTAATATCTTTAATTCTGCCCCCATTGCGGCGTGAACACGCGCCTGAACTGCGCTTAACACCTTCATTTCGCGCTCAAGTATGGCTAATGTCGTGCCAACTGGGGCTTCAGAGTTCATATCAGAGGCTTTTACGTCAGCAGCAGAGGCAAACCGCCTGCCTTCCGACACAATGTCCCCTAAAAGCTGGTAAAGGACGTTAGACGGCTCCTTATACGGCATAAAACTGATGTTATCGCGTATAGATCCGCCCGGAACGTCCACATCGCGGAACTCTCCCGGCATAATCGGGGTGTCATCACCCTTAATCTTAAGGCCACGGGACTTCAAACCACCCGGAAGGTTGGCTAACGTGCCTGAATCCACCAATTGACGCAGTAATGAAGTGGCTGACTTGCTTAATCCACCTATCATGTGGACTAATCCGAAGCCATAGAAGCCTAATCCGGGCAAATAGGTGTAATGAACGAAGTGTTCGACCTTTAATTTCTGCGGATCTTCTTCATTCCAGTTACGCTTGATCGATAATATCTTTCGAGAACCCTTATCGATGGTGATTACATAGGGCAAAGCTATACCCGTCTGCTCTCCACCCTGCATATCCTCAAAACCGGGGAGATCATAGTCAACAACCATCTCCAATAGGGTGTGCCTGTGGTCAATTTCGTAGTTGGCACTGTCACCAGTCAGCCTATTGTACTTCTCTTGAATCTCTCCAATGTCTGGAGAGGGAGATGGCAAGTCAATATCCCTATAAAAACCAGAAACTTGTAACTTCCTGATATCATTAGGAGTTCTTTTCATCACATGCGTTGCACGTTCACAGGTCTTAAGGTCAGAAGCGCCGTAACTAACGACAAAATCTTCCGCCGGAACGAACATACTGCAAGGTCTGTTAAGGTTGGGGTCGAAATAAACCTTTCTAAAAGCAGATCCTGCAATAGGCAAAGAGAATAAAAGCTTCTCAGTCTCAGACCGATACTCAGACATTCTCTGTGTCATTAAATAGTTTAAGTAATCTTGAACTCTACTGGCTTGCTTTACCTTGCTATCAGTGAGTTTGCCCACGATAGAGGTCTTGGCTGGCCCAGCAGCAGGGAATATCTCTTGTATTGTCTGAGCTTGAAAGCGAACTACAGCCTCAGAAAGCATTGGGTGAAAGACACCACAAGCTCCAGCCCAAGGTTGTGTACGATCTTCAAAGCGTAGACCCAACAAATCAAGTCCCCTGACGTAGGATTCTTCCCACTCAGATCGACTTTCCTTGTCAGCGTTATACACACCCACAAGATCTGAACCAATCATGTCCAGAGTCTGAGGGTCAATGTACTCCGCTAAGTTAGCGCCGTGATCTAATTCACCCATAAAGCCGCCCTCTGGATTAAAATCCAAAAGAACGCCACCATCCTCAGTCTCAATAGAGACCGCTTCAGGGTTAACTATGTTTACCTCGACAGACTCTTCGCTATCTATTGCAAGCGGATTGCTGACCAGAGACTTTTCAATAGCCATTAAACGACCTCGAAGTTCCCGCCTTTGGTTGCAGCGCCCATACCACGGCACACTCCACCAGACTTCATCTTCTTAACTGTCTTGCCGGATCTCATACCCATTACTTTCTTGGGAGCTTTCTTTCCGCCCATCATTTTCTTGGCGGCTTTCTTTCCAGCTTTCATTCCCATAACTTTTTTAGCGGCGCGTTTACCACCCATCATTTTCTTAGCGACACGCTTTCCGCCCATCATCTTTTTGGCAACAGTCTTACCGCCGCGCATTCCTTTTTTTCTCATCAAGAAATCTCCTGTAATAGTCTTTACGGATTTCATACATCTCTGTTATTTCAGAGTTACCACTGTAAACATCATAATAACCCTGAAGCTCAAGCTTATTAGAGGCTTCCTGAAGAAGAGAAAGTCTTTGAATAAAGACCAAGCCATAGCTGTACTCGCTTATAGGCTCAAAACTTTCATCGTCCAGAACTTCGCTTTCATCATCATAGGGGTGAAAACCCATAACCCAAAGGTCTGAATCGCCCCAAACATCTTGACTTATAAGGCTGTTAACCTCAGCAAGAGCGTTATGAAAACCTTCTTGATCCTCGTCATAGTCAGTTTCTACAACAATAATCAGATCGTATTCATCATCATACTTAGAGATATACTTCAATAACTGCTCATCTCTACTATCATGATCAAAGACAATTTTAACTAAATCTTTTTCCCAAGCTGCTTTAGCATAGGGACAAGTCGGAATGTTCTTAAAATTAGGGTTGGGCATCTCAATAACATTGGATGACCATTCCCTGATCTCAGTCTCAATCTTTTGTTCTTCTTGATCCAGATCAATAGTAACTGGCTTTTCCCCCATAGAAAGGCTCATCCTCTTCATCACTCTGTAACTTCAAGAAGCCGCCCTGCCTAAACCTAAGCAGCGCCTGAGTAGATGAATCAACCAAGTCATCATGCTCACCCACCGGGAAAGCAGCAAACTCATCGACCACCTCTTCAGCAAAGCGTGTCTCTGGACACCAGACTATACCAGAGGCAAACAGATCAGCCACGGCATTAACCCTAGCTATCTTGTCGTTACCTCTGGAGGGAGTGTATTCAGATACTGGGATTCCCATCGCTCTCAACTCAAAGATCAAAGGAGTTCCCGCAGCCTTGGCCTCTACGATAAACGCATCAGGCTCCATCATCTGCCACATCTCAAATGCCTTTTGTTTAAGCTCTGGAAACTCCAGACGCTCCTTGTAGGCATCAAGCAGGATAATGTTAGGCTGAGTCTGCCCATCATCGTCTGGCGCATAGAACACACCCCACGTTGTACAGGCAGAATAGTCAGCTCTTTGTGTCTTCAGGAAAGCTGTATCCCAAGACTGGATAATAAATTCGCAAGGAGGCGGCTTTTCACTCTCCCAGATTTTCCACCACTCCTTCTTAACCAACGCCCCTTCTTCAGCAGTGGGGTTCTGTTGGTACTGTGCATTCCACTTAGAAGGCGGCAGTTCCGCTTTGAGGGCATCCAGTTCAGTCTTAGACCAGAACTGAGGCCACAATGACTTCTCTTTGTCAGTCCCCTCATACATGATGGCAGGGAACTCAATAATCTCCCACTCATCGGTTCCAGCCCTTTGAGCAGCAGACTTAGTTATCTTTCCGGTTAAATCGCGCATATGCCATCGCGTCATCACGATAACAATAGCGCCTCCCGGTTGTAGGCGTTGACGAGGCCCGGATGTGTACCATTCATAGGTTCGATCAAACACAGTGGGGTCGGCACTCTGTCCTTCTTGCTCCGAGTGGGGATCATCGATAATGAGCAGATCTGCACCTTTACCAGTTACAGCACCACCAACACCAATAGCGAAATACTCACCACCAGCACTGGTACTCCATCTCCCAGCAGCCTTGGAGTCGGGCCTAAGAGTCAACTCTGGGAAAACTTTCTTAAAATCCTCACTATCTACGAGGTTACGAACCCGCCTACCAAATCCAACAGATAGCTCTGCTGTATGGGCGGTCTGTATTATTTTCTTATTTGGGTACTGCCCCAAGAACCAAGCCGGGAGCATGTAACTAGCAAACTCGCTTTTAGTGTGTCTGGGCGGCATGTTCACTATCAACCGCTTTAACTCACCACGAGCTATACGCTCAAAGGCCGAAGCCATTATCTTGTGATGCTCACCGTCAATGAAGGCAGGCCACATCGTGCGTACAAAATCTATATATCCAGCCCTAGCAGCCTCAAGCTTCTTCGCTTCTTCAAGCTGCTCAAGAAGGCTAAGTATCTCTTGCTTGTCCTCAACAGGGACGCTATCTAATGTATTGATTAAATTTTGATCAATATCCAAGCGCAATTCGCCTTTCTGAAAACAAGGATTACTCTTGTAAGGATTTCACTAGCAAGGATTTCCCTTGAAAGAATCCCCTTTAATTTAAAACTAAGGCATACCTAGAAACGGGTACTGCAAACGTATAAGGGTAATCCTTAGTAAGGGTAATCCTTAAGACACAAGTGTAAGAAATTTTAACATATTGTGCCTATTGACAAGTGTAAGGTCAATTTTTTTTGCAAAATTTTTTGGGGTACTAGGATTCCTACCCCTTTTTCTGTACAAAATTTGACCAGAAGAACGCTAAGTTATTGATTTGATTGGGCATTCTAGAAAATAGGGTGGGGCATGTCAAAAGTAGGGAATTATTTGAGTGTAACACTGTGTACTGGGTACACACACGCGCCTTAGCTGTCAGGGGGGGTGGGGTATCAAAGTGTGACACATGTCACGGGGGTCACTTGTATTATTTAGGTGGGGTCATGTTGCACACATAAGAGGTGTCATGTGTATTATTACGGAAGGGTCATGTGACTTTACTTAGGAGTGTCATTGCTGAACTAATGGTCAACTATGTTAAAGGTGTCAGGTGCAACAATACTAATGCAGATCTTTATTATCGCTATCCTTGGTTTCTTGGCTTGCCAATAATAATTCCAATTTGGCCTGAAGCTTGGCTTCGATGTCGGCACTAGTGGTCTCCTGCTTTTGCTCGACTACATCCTTAAATAGGCCGACACTTTTCCCTAGCAACTCTGCTGATCGGATCTTCATACTGTCAGCGCCCTCCGCTGTATCCATCCAAGTCCGAAGCTTTCCTAGAACTTTCTCCCTGTCCGAGACCCCAGAGGCTTGTATAGCCCTCTCCCTAGCAGCTACCAGAGCATCTACCCTTGACCTAACCTCAACGTCTGCCATTAAACGAGACGCAAGTGTATTGATGCTTGCAGCGGTTGTTGACTCTTTTGGATTGAATGCCTCCCGATATGCTGTCGAGTAATCAGATCCGGCTGCAACGCACCGGGCAAAGTGTAATTTCTTTGGAGTTAATTTGGATGCCATTTTTCTACTCCTAATAGTATATAGACCAATAATACCTGTAATTGATCAATATTTGAACAATAGCCGTGAGACTGCCTGAGAGCCTCTGTGAGCCACGATAGCCTGACCCTTACTGATACCATTAATACTAGTGCTATCGTTCAATACAGCAATAGGGGTCATGTCACACTTTGACATTATCTATACATATCAAACACTTATGACATTCTTAATATTTATTTATATTTTTTGGGAATAAATCTAAAGGTGAGGTGTTATACCTAGTGAAGCAACCGAGAGGACTTTTGAAATGAGAATCACACTTAAGCAACTGAACGACTACCTGCAAGCTGCACTGCCTGACTATGAGATAGTGCGAGGCCGAAACGGTAGCATGACTTACTTCTATATCACTTGGACTAATGAAGCCCCGGCTGATTCCCCGGAGCCGCCGAACCTCGGACACTGCTATCTGGAGGCCATCAACCGATTATCGCTGG